TAAACAAAACGCTGGGAGATACAGGACAATGGGATTTTTGGTATAACATCAACAACGGCAGGTATCTGACCGACCTCAACGATGGAGCAGAGAGAATTTGGGACAATTCCAACTGGATAACCAAAGAAGAACCAAAAGAATACACAATGCCAAAAATGGAAGCCACACCTGAAATCTTCCAAGAAGATGATGACGACTTTCCATTCTAAAAAACAAAGATTATTATTTAAAATTTAAAAGAAATGAAAGAACAATACGAGGATTTTGCAATAATCCACAACACACCAAAAGGACAGCTATTGATTACCAAAGAGCTTGGCGATGATGAATATATCATCACATTATGGGTAAATTTAGAAATAGGAATGGTAAAATTGGCTTTGAAAATTGAAGATGAAGAAATGGCAAATAAAGTCTTTGATGGGTCAAAAGATTATGAAAAAGCGAAAACAATGATAAACAACACATTGAATCAGGAGTATTTATAACAACTATGACACTGGAAGAATTCAAAAAAGACCCAATGAAAGTAATTGAAAATGTCGCTAAAAGCAAAGATATAAACGCCCTTATAAAAACCTATGAGGAGCAGAGAAAAGAACAGAGAAAAAGATATAAAAACAAACAAAATCAAGATGAATACGGATATAGTGAAACCTAATATAGGGGAATTAACAAAGGCTAAAAAAACACTTGAAAAAGCCAAAGAACTAAACCGAAAGGTAAAAGTCGTTCCGATGGGATATTCGCCATCTTGGGAGCGAGAGAAAAAGATAATTGTCGCTAAAAAGGAGCAGATAGACAAATCAGAATACAAGCCGAAAGATTACAATATCCACACGCCAAAAGGGAATAAAATCCATATTCCAGAGGGATACCTCAAAGTGAAAGATTTAAGAGAGAAATTTTTGGAGGAAACAGGATCTTATGTCACGAGGCTGGATAAGGAATACCGAAACCAAGTGAATGAGATTATCTTGGGTTCTGCAAAGGCTTACGAGTGGAACGAGGAGATTTTCAAGGAAATAACAAGCAATTATAAACGAAAAAAGAGATACAAAAAATGATAGTAATAGTTTTAATCCTAATCTTATTAATCGCCGTTGTGATTGTGGTATGGTACATAGATGTTAAGATGCTGGAAGACCAATTAGAGGAATTAACCGAAAAATTAGAGCAATATGAAAGTAATAAAACTTATAGCGCTGGTGCTGTTCCTATGCAGCTGCAAAGCGAAAGACCCTTACAAGAAGTTCAAAAAGGAGATAAAAACAAAGCAAGAACATAACACATTAAACCATAAAAGAATAGCAAATGAACACAGCAGGAATACACCTTACGGAATATCATAAAAAGCTCTTGAAAAAAGAAGCCAAATACGAAAAGAAAGTAAGAACAAGAAGAATTGAAAGCCTTACCATTGAAGAGCATGTAAAAGTAAAATCCATTATGGAGCAGTTCTACTGCACGGTAGCCTTGCAAGTAGAGCTGATAGACGCACTGGATGAAATGGATATATTAAAGGGGTATCCTTTTATTGAGGATATTAGAGAGGCTGTTATTTTCCTGAATAATGATTTGTATTCCATTGTAGTAACAAACGAAGAAAGAGATTTAGAAAGACAAATGTTAGAGAAGAAAATGGAAAACATCGTTAAAATCATGCCCCAACTCAATGCTAAGCAATTTGATATGTTGGAAGAGTTTGTAAGGAATTTAAAATTTAAGAAATAAAATGAAAGTTACTGATAAAATAATACTAACCAATGAGGACAACATCGAACTAATGAAGCGTTATCCTGACAAATATTTTGATCTAGCTATTGTTGATCCTCCTTACTCTGTTGCTGATTTTACAGGGAAAGAGTTTTCTCACGGAAGAGGAAAGCTAAAAAACAGATCATTCAATAAGGGGCATAAAAAAATAAATGAATGGGATAAAACTCCACCTCCTGAATATTTTAAAGAACTTTTTAGGGTTTCAAAAAATCAGATTATATGGGGAGGTAATTACTTTCATTTGCCACCAACAAGAGGGATAATATGTTGGGATAAATGTCAGCCATGGGAAAATTTTTCTCAAATAGAATATGCTTGGACATCATTTGATAATCCTGCAAAGTTATTTAGAATTGACAATAGGACAGGAGACAAAATTCATCCTACACAAAAACCTATACAGCTTTACAAAGAATTGATAGCTAAATATGCAAAGCAAGGGGATAAGATTTTAGATACTCATTTAGGAAGCATGAGCATTGCTATTGCTTGTCATGATTTAGGCTTTGAATTAATAGGATGTGAATTAGATAAAGATTATTATAACACAGGGATCGAACGAGTAAAAAAACATATATCTCAATTAACATTATTTAGACCAGAAGAGTTGTTTTTCCATTAACAACCTGAAACATAAGAAGTAAAAACAATGGATAGAATAAAATTATTTACAACGGGATTTGCCCAGGTGTTCCTGGTTGTGCTGAACACTTATTTCATAACGAGAGAGTTCTTATTTGGAATCCTTGCATGTGGCTTCCTTATCAGTTTTGTGTGGTCGCACAATGTTAAGAAAGTAGCTTTCGGGAGCGAGTGGGACAGAATTATTTATTCCCTTGGTGCAATGACTGGGAGTATCCTGGCATTTTACTTCGGGAAATGGATTTATTAAAAGAACATTATGGAAGAAAATGAATAAACCTAAAGTAGGAGAAATCTGGAAAATCCAAAGAGCTAAATGGATATTTGAAAACACCAAAAAAGGTTATATTATTTATGAAAATAGTATGAAAATAAAAGTTTTAGATGTAAAGTTTTGGAGTTCTGATATGGATTTTCACGATTTAATAATTCTAACCTTAAAAAGATTACCAGATAAAACTTGGTTTGAAATAATAAAAGAAAAATTTTACAAATTATGGAAACAAAAGAAATGAAAATACAGGTGCCAGAGGGCTACGAAATTGACAAAGAAAAATCAACTTTTGAGAAGATAGTTTTTAAGAAAGTTGAAAATGAACTTCCGAAGAGTTGGGAAGATTTAGGTGTTATTAGAGGTTTTTATGTAAATGCACACAGTGAAGCAAGAGATTTTGAATGTTGTACTAATAAAGACAGTAACAAAAATACTTTTCCTACAAAAAAAGAAGCTGAAGCATGTTTAGCACTTGCTCAATTATGTCAGCTGAGAGATAGATATAACAATGGATGGAAGCCTAATTGGGAAGATTACAATGAAACTAAATATTGTATAGAATTTTGCCAAGGTCGAATAGAAACTATCGACCGTGTTAATTGTCACAAAATACTAACATTTAAAACCGAAGAACTTAGAGATAAGTTTTTAGAAAACTTCAGAGATTTAATAGAAACAGCAAAACCTTTATTATAACAATTTAAATATTTAGAGATGGAAAATTTAATAATATCATTAATTGCATTATTTGCAGCGTTACTTCTAACTCTTAGCTGTATGTCAACTATATCAAGTTTTATAAGTTGTAGAGATAATCCATTTAGTACAAAAATATCAAAATTACTAAAAATATCAATTTATTTACCTGTAATAAACATAGTAGTAGGGTTTTTAATAATGCTTATTAGAATAGTAATGGATATAAAAGAGAATTTAGATGAATTTGACAATAAAAAATATTAAAAATATAAATATGACAGACCTTGAGAAAGAATTAGTACCTACAGAATTAGCATCAGAATTGCGAGAAATAGGTTTTAGTGAATTTTGTATGTTTTATTACGAGCATAATAAACCAGCACCTAGATTTGGGTTAGAATCAAGAGATATTAAAAATAAAAGTCATTTTAGAATAATGAGAATAAATGCTCATAAAATTCTACAATTAAAGAGTAACAAAATAGATATTGCTGCTCCATCTTATGAACAAATTTTTTCTTGGTTTAGAGGTAAAGGTTTGTTCCATAGTATAACCCTTGTAAAAGATTTCAAAGAAGATGAAATTTTATTTTCTTGTGAAATTGGAAATTCAAATGCTGATATAATTACAATGTTTACAAGAAATACTTATGAAGAGGCAAAAATAGAATTATTAAAAAGGTTAATTAAAATTTATAAAGATGGAAACAATTTTTAAAAAAGGAGATAGAGTGTTTCACTATCTCAAAGGCTGGGGGGAAATTGTACACCTATACAGCGATAATTGGGAAGAAGTAGATGATAATTACACTGTCTGCGTTGTAAAGTTTGATTCCAGCGAAGAACTTGAACACTTTACAAAGTATTTAGCGACAAAAATACTTTCTTTCACAGAATATACCTTGCAAGGATTTACCCAAGAAAAGCCCGTGAACTATGAATATTACATAGGAAAATGGGGAAGGTTTTGGGATAATGGTGA